CTTGCTACCAGACTTATACACCCCACGGGGCTGGTCTATCCGTGTGGGGAATCTATTTAGAACTGACCTGCTGCAGAACCTTTACGTAGGTATGTAGTTGACAGTCCTGCTGCACCTACTCCAGATGAACCTTGGAATGATGCTATTTCTTTTTCTGCTAATTGAGTACGCTTGCGTTGAGCAGAAGCAAGTCCCTTAAATACTTCTTCCTCTGCAACCTTTTGGTTATATTGAATATTTTCTTCATTATAAATTTGTGATAACTTAGTAGCAGTTGGGAGTACTTCAGAGATAGTTGAGTATCCTTTACGTGCTGTCGCTAGGTCTACGCCAAACTTAGCCAATGATTCTGCGCTAGTCATGTCAGTTGTAAGGCCACCCTGTGCAAGGGCTGCGCTACCAATTTCCGCTGCAGTAACCTTCTCTTGTAGTTTAGGCAGGTTTTCTGTTGGGTTTAAAAAGTAACTAACTAAATCTGTATCTGTAATTTTGTAGAAGTCACGTAGCGTGCTCTTAACTAATGGGTCGGCATTCTCTACACGAGTAACTACCGTTGATACTCTATCCTTAAATTCAACAGGAGATATATCTGCACCAATAATAGTAGCCATTTTAGCCTGACGTGTCTTCTTGTCTGTACCTAACAATGTTTGTTGTCCATAAGCACGGAGTGTTTCTGAATAACTATCCTCAAGGGCTAAATATTCTCCCTCACTTAATGCATTAAGACCAGCAGTAGTTCTTGCTGTGTTTCCAGCAAAACGTGTTTGATATGTTTTGTTTTGACGCAATTCAATAATTGCTTCATTTGAGGTTAATCCTTGTTTCATGTATCCAGCAATAACTGGGGCCAACTCATCTAATCCATATAAAGCAAAAGTTGAAGTAAGTAATGCAAAAGCATCTCTAGTATCTTTACTAGTATCTGGTTCTTTTTTGTCTGGTGTTCCAGATTGAGTTACTTGTTGATATGTTCCGCCTTTACCATCTGCGTATATAGTTGTAACTGTAAATGTTCCATCACCATTAGGCACACTACTACTACTAATAACTGTACCTGCAGCAAGAAATTCATCGGCAGTAGGGGGAGGTGTAGTACCACCATCAGTACCACCATCAGTACCACCAGTTACTTTAGTTGTAGGTGTAAATCCAGCAGCACCAGCGAGTTTATCTTTAGTTGCTTGAGATGCAGTTGAACCAGCAGCAAATGGATTGCTACCACCAGTTAAACCACCAGCATAAGTCTTAGTTGATGTTTTAACTGTAGTGTCAACTTTAGGAATATTAATAGTTTGACCAACAGAAATTTTATTAAGATTTTTAATCTGTGGATTTGCAGCAGCAATTGCCGCAACGCTGACCTTGGCTTTGGCTGCAATAGCAGATATCGTATCGCCCTTTTTTACTTGTGCCATTAGCCTACCAATCCAAACATCTTAAGAATATCGTTTGCATATCCCGCTGCTTCATCTCTAGCATTCTTAGTCTTTCCCCACTCTGGTTTGTTGCGAAGTAGTACTTCAAACTCCGTAGTAGACATAACCCCAGGCTTGCCATTATTTCTTAATGCCATTTGAATATCTTTATCAAAGGCATCTAAAGATTCTGATGGTATCTCTAGAACTTGAGACTTTAAATTAGCAAATTGAGATGATAGATTTTTAATACTTACGCCATTGTCAATTGAATCACCTAAGTTTGTATAAAAACTCTTAGCCATATTACGAATCTTCTGTTGTTGCTGGTCTAGTTTGCCAGTAGATAAAGTTCCACCTGGCTTTAATCCACCCAACACATCATCAAGGGCTTCTTGAGTACTTAACTTAATACCATAACTAGCAGCATAACTCTTTAAAGATGAGATGCTTTGTGCTATGACGCCAGTACCAGAGGCAATAGCCTCTAATGGGGTACCACGAACTGCTGGCTTAATAGTTTCGGCTAATATACGTGAGTAGTCTTCATCGTTTAATAAAGAACCAGACTCAACTAATTTGCCACCAACTGTTTTTTGTTTAACAACAGCCTTCTTCATTTCCAAAGTTACTGTATCAAAGAATGATTTTTTTTCAGCAGGTGTAGCCTCACGGCCAAGCATATCTATTGTAAACGCATCAATCATTTGATTAGCGTCTAGTTTAGTTATCTCTTGTGCACGGTCTCTAGGTCCACCACCACTAGCGTAATTAGGCATAGAGTTAAGCCAATTATTAAAGTTAGTTAAATCACCAGAAGCATTAGGGTCAAATAAAAGTTTTTCTACAATTTGTTTGCTTTGGTCATTGGCAGCATCTAGGATAGCATCGCTAAGACCAGTATCTGATTTTGTTGAATATTCTTTTTCTGTTAAATAACCTTTGGCATACAAACTACTACGTAGTTGTTCTATATTACCGCCAGCATCTTTTTTAACATTACGAATGATTTGATTATAATCAGCAATGGCAAAGTTCTTACCATCAGGAGTTACATAAAGGAAACGTTGATAAGCAGCACTGTCTTGTCCAGCAACAGTAATGATACGTCTTGTACCAGTTCTGTCATAACCAATCTCTAATCTTCCCTCAGTATCTTCAGCAAAGTAGTTCTTAATTAACTGGGCATTAGATGACCCAGGAGCACCATAAACATTTAATGTTTCAGCCAATTTATCTACCCTCAATTCCCGCTATAATTGATTCTCTTGAATAGTAGTTAAGTAGTCCAGTAAATATAATTCTATTTGCTTCTTTTACTTCTGGATTTACCTTACTAAGTTCTGTTAATATTTTAACTACTTGTTGTTTTCTATTTGACTTCATTTCACTAAAGTCAAAACGCTTAGATAGTTCTGGGTCTTCGGCTAGATTCAAGAAGTCTGCTACGTTGCGAATAGCAAGGTTCATTGATGACCTTGTTTGTTTATCAATTGGAGATTTAGGGTCTGCAATTGCATCTGACAAAGTCTTAAACATAACCTTTAGATTTCCTCTATTGGTTCCTTTACCGCTAATCTCAGCGTCAAGATAAGGATTAGATATCAAAAGAGCGGTACGTTCCTGTGAAGCCTTATCAATTAATTGTCGTCTATCTCCATAAACTGATTTTCTTTTTAGGGCCTCATTTAGTGTATCTTCAATAGCAAAGTATCTTTGCTTATCCTCTGCTACCTGTACGTCATTTAGGTAATCTTCAAACTCTGGAATATCTACTAAGCCTTCAGATTGCATCCAAGCATATATGTCTGGATTATATTCGCCAGACTTTGGTGCAAATAGATATCCTATTTCCTTATAAGTATCAATAAACTTCTTATTTTTAATTGACCAATTTTTAACTTCATCAGTAGTATTAATAAGAACTTTAAACTCTTTGGTATTGCGTGGCACTAGATATATTACCTTGCCTGGGTTTTGTCCAACCCATGTAGCAATGGCTAAATCAAATACATCTGTATCTTCATTTTCAGCATTACGTAGTAGGCCATTGTATACATCGTAGAAAGATGACTTCCAGGTAGTGATACCAGTTTTCTTCATGAACCCTGGTAAGTCTTTAGAGTCCTTTAATGTTGGCTGTCCTGGAGATATCTGTCCAAGCATGTTACGTGCAACTATAACGCTGTTTGTTGAAATTTTTAACTTAGAAATATAATCTGCTTTTTCTTGAGTTGTTGCATTTGTTGGTAGTCCATTACCAAATGCTTGGGCATAAGCAATAGCCTGCAACATTGCAGTTCCTTTTTGCCTGTCCCATTCAGTAGGGGTAAGAGTGCTGAATATACTGTCAGCAAACATTGGCACTAAAGCGCTTCTCAATGTCATTCTGTCACCAAATTGACCAAGTGCTATTGAGTCAAACTTTTCCGCAAATTGAGTAGTTGAAGGTTGTATCTTTTCCTTAATTGGAGCAGGAACAAATGGCAACTCTCTTAAAATCGCTCTAGAAATTACAACTCCAACAGAACCAATTGGTCCAGCCAAGGCTGGTTGTCCTGCATCAGGTGAGAAAGATGGGTTAAGTAATCTTAACTTAAGAGTAAACTCATTAAATGATGGAATATTAATTGTTGAGTTACCAGTTAAGGTTCTAAGTACTGGTTCAACTGCACCATTGATAATTGAATCAGTTGGGAAGATAATGAACTTATCACCCTTTTCATCTTCGTAAACATCTCCAGATGCTTCAAGACCTGTATGTAGCAGGCGAAGACGATATAAACTTTGTAAAGGTTTCTTGGTGTATAAACGCCATACACGTCTGTAGAAATCCTCAGTTGCTCTATAGAATCTACCTACTGAACGAATAGAGATAGCAAAATTAGTTCTAACCGATGGATTATCTACATACTCTAACAGTTCTTCAGTGGCACGTGTGAGTGCTAGATTAGTAACTTTTCTTTCGGCATGTTCTTTTCCACGGGCCTCAGCAATACCCTTGCTAAGTAGTGGATTTTCTTCAATTGCATTTTTAACATAGCGGTCTTTAAATACTTTTTCGTATGGCTTTAAATCTTTAAGCGCTCTCTCTGTAAATAGCAGCAACACAGGCTGACGATAGATACCAGTTACGGTTGCATCCATAACATCCATTGTCCAATTTTGCCATTTAGAATAAAGGTGGTTAAATTCAGCCTCTTCTTCAAATATCTTCATATCTTTTTCTGGACCAAGATTATATAAACGTGTTTGTAGATTTGTTCCTGGTTGATACCCTTGAGTCAGGTCTTCAAATCTAGTAAAATCTATTTCGGCAGAGGCTTTACTCCATGGGTCTTTAACTACTTTTGAAATACCTTCTGCGTTTGATTCGATTCTTGATTTAGCCGCTTTAACTGCTTCAAATAATTTTTCATTGTAGTTAGTTGGACCACCATGGAAAGTATTTCGCATATCCATTAGCATATTTTCTACGTGGATACGGGCAATCTGCACATCTGGAATACCACGTTGGCGGTATAATACGGTTGTGCTAAACAAAGATAAGAATCCGTCTAACTTTGTTCCACTTGCAACAATGTAATCATCGTTAAAACCTTTTGGAACTCTCTCAACGCCTACATCTTTAAGAATACTGTGGCGTGCATTGATAAAATCATCATTAGTCTTTAATGCCTTATATCTATAAAAAGCATTTACTGGATTTACTACCGCACCATTGGCAATTTTTTCACTGTTATAGGAAAAACGGATATTCCAGTTATCAAAATGTGCAAGAGCAATTTGCTTTGTTGTCATTTTGTTAATATCTATAGCACGATATTTTTTACCTAGAGCAAGTCCTGCTTCTTGAATTGCTTTAGTTAAATTACTGCTAACAAAAACTGAATCTACGTACTCAATGTCAATCTTTCCAGTCATCATGCTACGGGCAGCAACTGAATTACCCATTGAGTCTAGAACATTTGGGCTGTATTTCATTAAACGAGTTACAGTTTCCATAGTTGCTGGTCCCATTTTGCCAGCATATAGGTCTTGAACTCGTAATAAAGTTTCTTCTCTAATTGCTTGATGCGCTACATCAGCAAGAGCAACCTCATACCCATATTGTTTTGATAACTTGGCACGGGTATCTTCTAAAATATTTAAACGTTCTTGATTATCCAACTTCTGAGTTGGGTCCTTTGATGGAAATATCTTGTAAAACCCACGCTTGTACATACCCTGAGTTGTTTTAGACCCAGTAGTAGCCTCAAGTGTTGAACGACCTGCACGACCACCAAATACAAATGAGCGCAATGCAGCAGTGCTTTGTGTAAGGAAACCAAAAAATGCTTCGTCAACACTGCTTCGTATTCCAAGACGTGGGAAAAGAGTATTGTTTGTCCAGAAATCTGTATAGAATTTTGTAAATTTATTTCTTGTGGCACCACCAACAAGATTAATAAAGTTTATTTTTTCAGATAATCTTGAACTTGCTGCTGTTTGGTAAATTAAATCATATGGTAGCGGGGCAATGCTTCTAGCAACCTGTGATGGTTGAACAATTCCCTTAGATGCTTGAAAGAAATCTTCGCCTTCACGTCTAACCAATGCTGGGTGTAATGTTCCAACTAGGTCAAGTGGTATCTGGGACTTTACTGTCGAGAACATACCAGTTTCATTAAAGGTTGCAGCAAGGATTTCATCTGCAATTTTCTGTCCCTTAGGTGAACCAAGCATTCCGCTTCTCATCATAACCGCTGCGTATAGGTTACGAATCATCGTAAGTTGTATCTCTGGACTCTCGGTTAAGAACTGCTCTGTAAATGCATAGGCAGTATCTTTTTTACCCAAAGCAAGCATTGCTAAATTTCTAACATCTGACTCTGTTTTAATTGCATCTTCACCATACAGGATACGGCCAGGGCTGCGAGTAAGTCCAACTGACATTTTCTTCATCATCTTACGTGTTTTAGAAATGTCTGTTTGTAATTCAATAATATCTTTAATCGCTGGGTTAACTAAATTCTCACCATCATCAGCAACCTTTTTTAACACATCTAAAACTGTTGATAAATCTTTCTCACCCTTTTCTAGGTAAGACTGTACATTTAAATTCTTAGGGTTAGGATTAAAGATAGCGTCAATAACTTTATGGGATGCAGAGGTAAGACTTCTAAAATTCTTTGCTACAGGAATTCCATTCCTGCGGAAATTAAGATTATCTACACGGCCAGATAATAACAATCCCATATCTTCATGGTCTGTGAAAAATCTTTTTGCAGAGGCTGCATCAAAGACTTCTTCTTTTGCTAATTTTTTAACAACTTCAAGGTTAGCCCAGTCTGGAAAGTCAATACGTATTTGCTTATACACAAGTCCCTTGGCAACTGGACCTTCTGCATCTGCATAGTTCTTAACTACTTTACCTAGTTGCTCATCCCATAACTTAATAACATCGGCTTGTTTAAAAACAAAATCTACGCCACCCTCGATATTGCCACGCTCAGATAGGAAAACAAATTGGTCGGCAAGTTTTTCACCACGACTTTTAATTCCACCAAAACGAAGGACTGCCTCTGGAATACCAGCAACACCTCTCCCAATGGCACGAGCACCTCTAATTATTGGACCAACGCCAGTGTATGTAAGTGGGTCAATACCTATTTGATATGTAGCATCTATAGGACCAGATACTAAACTAGCAACTCCAGTAAGTGTTTTTTTATCAGTTAAATCAATACCAACTTTTTTAAGTAATTTAGTTGCCCAATAACTTTGATTAACTTCTGGGTCGGCTTTTAACATACTGCCAACTTTATCTCTACCTGGAGAAACCTGTGCAAAAGTTTTGATTTCTTTTAACAACTCATTAAATTGTTCAGGCTCGTCACCCATGAACTGAATTGCCTTAACCATACTTTCATCTGCTGTTCCATAAAGGTCAATTGACTCCCCAGGAGTTCTACCTTCAGTTACACCACGAATTAAAGTTACCAATGCTTTACCATGCTTGGCTTCATACTCAGAGATTTTATCCCATCTCCAAGAATTTTTTCCATCAAATGCTTCAGTGATAAGTTTTTTACTAAATCTTGAACCCATACGCTGTTCGGCTTGTTGTTCAACTGGATATGGAGTATTTAAAGTTTTATAGTATTTGTCCGCTGCTGTAAATCCAGCAATAATTGGGCTGAATAAAACTTTAGCAGTAACACTACCAGCGCCAACAACAGCCTGTATTCCTCTACCAAGTGGGCTTAACTCAGGAGCAAATCGTTTTTCTTTAGAATAAAGATATCTAATATTATCTTGAACCATTGGGTCAAACTCAAGAAACTCTTTACGTCCGCTTTCCTCACTAAGTTGTAATAATCTTTTTGCTTCTTTTCTGGCATAGGCCAACTGATTAAGTTGTGTTTGTTGAGAAGCAGGTAGGCCAGCCTCTTGGGCTGCCTTAAAAATATTAGGACTTAGTTCACCTAAAATAGGGTCTAATTTTATTTCAGCCATTAATACCCAGCATCATCTAACATGCGAAACAACATTTCGGAATCGCCTGAAACATCATACTGTGTAAGATTTCTAGCAATATCTTTAATAGTTGGTTCTTGATTTGGAATTCTTCCTAATGCAATTGAACCAGGTCCATCACCAATATCTACACCACTAGTGATTACTTCATCTTTGCGATTAGTTGGAGCAAGCAATGGTGTTAAGTCTTCAAAAGAATTTTGTGGTATTGGATTACCAGCCATAGGTGCTGCTACTTGGTTATCGTAATTCTGTTGTCCTTGTCCGTATGGTAGTCCTGCCATGTAGGTTGCGGGCTGTGTTGGACCCCCGTCAGTACGTTGACTAAGAGCGCCAGGGCCTGATACTGGGGCTGGGTTATTCGGTTTTCTATATCCACCTTGCTCCATCATTGACATAATATCTCCTACTTAGTAAATTGTGTTTTAACATTTGCAGTACCACCGCACCACACATTGTATTCAATTGCTATATTGATTGCTTTCTTTGCCGCACCAGATGCTTTAGCATGAGTTTTAGTTTCAGACTCTAGTGCTGCTAACGCACCAAGGGCTAAGGTTCCACCAGAACCTATTGCATATAAACCTTTGTCATCTCGCATATATCCATAGTCATCACTAACTTGATATAACCTACCATTAAAACAAACTAATGCATCCCAACCTGAGTCATCATCATTCTTTGTTTTAGGTGTTGGGTCGTATCCGCCATCTATTATGGTTTGTTTCATAGATGGTAATACTCTAATCATCATAAATCTATCTGGGTCTTGCGTCTTGATTACCTTTGGTGGTTGCCATAAGTTATTAAGAATATCTCCTACAATTGCATCACCTGCAACTGCAATTAGATATTCACCAATCTTGACTATCTTGTCGCATCCTTTGGCTACATATGGTCTGTCTTGATATGAGGTTACAGTATCTGCACCTAATACAGCCCAGCCTTTACCTTGTATTCCAACTATTGCTGTCATTGTCCCCCACCTTAGTTATCTTCTTACTACTGTCCTAGCACTAGCACTTGCTCTACCGCCTGCACTTAGGCTAGATAAAAGACTTTGTAACCCACCGCCTTGTGGAGGTTGTGAAGGTAGACCTCCTACTGGACCTGCGGGAGCAGGGGACGTTTGCTCAACCATTTGTTCGGTACCAGCAGGAGGCAATTCTGGAGTAAAGATATCTTCAATCGCATCTTCAATTGAAACACCCTTTTGACGGGCTTTGATTACTTGTGCGATTTTTTTCACGATATCAGATGCATCCCCACCTGATGCTGCTAGTTGCGGAATTGCTTGAGTGTACGCCTGTAGCGAACCTACCAATGCATTACGCATTTCTTCCACTTCAATCTTTTCTTGTTCTTGGGTTACGTTAATACCAAATGGTAACTCACGCATAGCCATATCTTTAGATATTAATTTACCGCCAAGTGCTTGAAGCATGAAGATAAGTCCCTGCGCTGGATTAAGACCAGCAAGCATGCCATAACGAACATCGGCTGAGTAGTCATTCTTAATATCTTTTGAAGGTGTGTACTCAAGTGAGTAAGGAGAACCAGCATCAACACCACGAATTGTTTTTGTAAAGTTAAATAATTTTTCGTCCATCTCAAAACAGACAGAGATAACATCTTTAAGAGCAGAAGCAAAGATTGCTTGGGCTGATTTAACCTGTGTATCAAAGCCACCCATAAGCGCTTGAACGCCTTGTCCCGTGACTATTGATGCAT